GACGGGAGTCGGGTTCTAGTACGGTCTCTTGGGATCGGAGATGTTTATAGGAGACAGGGGCCGGACGCCTCCCACCCCCGGCGCCGATCCGGTTCGCGAGTACGCCCGCAACCTGTTCAGCACCGCCCTCGACTCCTAAGGAGACATCATGGCGACTCTCGCCACTTCCAGCCTGGCAATCCCCAACCAACTGCTCGATCCGTGGCTGCGAACGGTCAGCAACGGATCGGCTGTCGCCGCCCTGTCGGCGCAGACGCCGATGAAGTTCGGCGGCACCGGCCAGTCGATGACGTTCAGCATCGGCGAGGCCGAGTACGTCGGTGAAGGCGCCCAGAAGGGCGCGTCGACCGTCACCCCGACCACGATCACGGTGACGCCGAAGAAGTTCCACAAGACCCTCCGGTTCAACGAGGAAGTCCTGTGGTACGACGAGGACCAGCAGGTCGGCCTCTTGTCCGACATTCTCGACGAGATCGCGCCGGCCCTGGCCCGCGCCCTCGACTTCGGTGTGTTCCACGAGATCAACCCGACCGGTGGTGCCGTGGTCGCTGCGATGAACGGCGGTCTCACCGACACCACGAACCTCGTCGAGTACGCCGCGGCCGACAAGCCCTACGTGTCGCTCGACGCCGCCGACGCTCTCGTCCTGGCCGACGGGTTCACTCCTCGGGACATCGCCGCCTCCCCGGCGTATGCCGCGAAGTTCTCGGCGCTGCGCGGGACCAACAGCGAGCAGAAGCTGTACCCCAACTTCACGCTTGCCACGTCCCCCGTGTCCGAGCTCGACGGTCACCGCGCCTCCGTGTCGAACACGGTCAGCGCGACCGGCGTCATCGCGGTCGACACGAAGGTGCTGGCGTTCGTCGGTGACTTCTCGGCGATCCGATGGGGCGTCCAGAAGCAGATCAACCAGGAGATCATCCGTTACGGCGACCCCGACGGCGGCGGCGACCTCAAGCGGCAGAACCAGGTCGCGATCCGCTCCGAGGTCGTCTACGGCTGGGGGATCGCCAACCTGAACGCCTTCGCCAAGATCCACGACCTCGTCTGATCCTGACGGGATCGGCACAGAAAGGAACCAGTGATGGCAGCGAAGCAGGAAGTGAAGACGGTCCGTCTCCGCAACATCAACTCGGGGGCGGTCGTGTCCGTCGCCGAGGAGAAGGTTGCCCGGATGGGCAGCGAGTGGACGACCGAGTCCACCCGCAAGTCGACGGCCAAGGCCGACGACAAGTAGCAGGGAGGTGCCGCGGTCATGACAGTGACCCCAGACATGATCTCGGTCGCGCTTGGCCGCGGCACCACTGTTACCGACGCCGAGGATGCCCAGTGGCAGATGTGGATCGACGATGCCGTCATGCTGATCGAGGCCCGCGCCGAGGCGTTGGAGATCACCGATCCACTCGACCAAGCGAAGCTCGACTACGTCGTGCGGGAAGCGGTCGTCGCTCACGTCCGCAAGCCGGACGAAGCCACCCAGGTCACGGTGTCGGTGAACGATGCGTCAACGTCGCGGACCTACCAGCGGTCCGGTGGCCGGATCGCGATCCGCGACGAATGGTGGACGTTGCTCGGGCTCACGTCGGCATCGTCCGGCGTCTTTGCTGTGGATACGGCGATGAACGTCGGGGTTCACGCTGGCATATGCGCCCTCAACTTCGGTGGGCTCTACTGCTCATGCGGGGCCGACCTGACGAACTACGCCTATCCGCTGTGGGAAGTTGACTACTGATGCTCGGCGACGCGATTGCGTGGGCGCTGCCCGATCTCCGGGCGAACGCCGAGTCGACGATGACCGCGACGGCGACCGTCACCCGTTCCGGCGGGCTGGTGTTCAACCCGGCCACCGGACTGTCCGAGGAGACGTTCACGACGATCGTGGCCGATTCCCCGGCTCGGCTGCGTCAGCCCACCGCGGTGGAAGCGACCGTTGCGTTCGGTGAGCAGGACGTGACACGGGTCCGGTTCATCGTCGACTTCCCGTGGACGGTGACCGACGTCGAGATCGACGACGTTGTCACGTTCACCGATTCGGACGACCCGGAGATGATCGGCGCGACGGTGAAGGTCGTCGGGTTGTCGATGCGGAACCATCAGGTGACCCGTTCCTACGGTTGTGAGCTGGTCGCATGAGCGTTCACGGCTCGATGGTGTTCGCCAAGTGGGTGCAGTCGACGTTGACCGGCGCGGGGATCACCGCCGGGCTCGGCGTGAAGCCCGGCTCGGTGCCGGCCGGCGCCGGGTATGCGGTGGTGTATCCGATCGCCGGCGGGATCTCGGACGGGACGATCCAGAATCCGAACGAGGACGCCACCCCCGACATTCAGGTCACGTCGGTCGCGCCGACCGCTGAGGGGGCGTTGTGGATGGTCGACCTGGTCCGGGTGACGCTGCTCGCCGCGGTGCCGGCGACGCTGTCCGATGGCCGGAAGGTGATCTTCGTGGAGCCGACGTTCGGCGGACCGACGCTGATCCGAGACGACGACATCAGCCCCCCCGTGTGGTACGTCCCCGACAGGTTTAGCTTCCGCTCTGCTTCCTAGCCATCCTCGCTCGAGCTGCCCGCCGGTTGTTCTCAGCTTGCGTGACCGGCTCCATGTGCGCCGGGTTGACACACTCCCTGACCATGCAGAGATGGTCGATCGTCAGTCCTGACGGGATTGGCCCGACGTAGTGCTCATAGGCCCACCGATGGGCTTGCACGAATCGACCGCCGCGACCACCGACGTAGAACCGCCCGTATCGCCGGGTCTTGTGCTGTACGCCAGTCCACAACCAGCAGCCGTCCGTCTTGCTGACGTACTGCAGAAACCTGGCCTCGTCGTCCCCGGGAGTTCGTCGTAGCACTTTCAACGGGTCGCCGTGCTTGGCGAATCGTGTGGCGTGTGTTTCACAGAACCCGTTGCGCCGACTCAATCGACCGCAATCCGATACCGAACAAGGCTTTCGCTGGGGTCTTACCGGATCGTCAGTGTGCCCGTGAAGCCGCCATCTCTCGTAATGCTTGGGGCACATCCCCGTCGTGAGTCGTCCGTACTTGCCGCAGTTGTCAACGACGCAGTTTCCGATCTTGCCGGTCCATCCCATGTCCACAGTCTACAACCATCAGTCTGGTATCGGGGGTTCACTGTGATCTCGTTCGACGGTTCCGAGCTCAACCGCCTCGCCGGCGACCTGCGGGCAGCCGGTCCGAAGGCCGACATGCGCACCGAATCCGAAGTGCTGACCGAAGCGTCCAAGGAGCTGTTCGACCGCTCTCAGGCTGACGTGCCGGTGCGGACCGGCGAGTTGAAGGCGTCGGGTGAGCGTGCCGGCGGGAAGGGTTGGCGTGAGGTGCGCTACACCGCCCGTCACGCGCCGTTCGTCGAGTGGGGCACGTACAAGGATCCGCCGCAGCCCTACTTGTACAGCCACGTCGCCGGCATCGAACGCGAGATGTTCGAAGCGCTCGACGACATCGGCGATCCGTTCGCCTGAGTTCCTCACCGTTGATTCGGTGAGTTAGCGGCCCCAGGCCGCGTCCCCCCACCCATCAAGCCCCGTTGCGATGCGGTGGGGCTTCTTCGCGCATGGAGGTCCCTGCATGCCCCGTGATCTGGTGCGAATCAAGCACCCCAAGACCAAGGGCGAGGCCGATGTCTCCCCGTCCACTGTCGAGCACTGGAAGTCCCTCGGTTGGGAGCCGGTGCCCGCGAAGGAGCACGTCTCCGCTGCCGCCCTCATCAAGAAGGAGTCCTGACCGATGGCTGCCATTTCCCATGACGATGCCGTTGTCTTCTATTGGGCGCCGGCCGTTGCCAACCTGGCTGCGCCGACGGTCGCGGAGATCACCGCGGCGACCCGGATCACCGGGATCACCAACTACACGCTGCCTTCGTCGGAGAACGAGGTCGACGTCTCCGACATCGACTCGATGTACGACACGTCGGTCGTCGGTACGTCGAAGTCGGGGCCAATCGAACTGACCCTGAAGCGGGACGACACCGACGAGTCGGACGGTTGGGAACTGTTCCAGTTCCGTGATGCCGGGGTGCTCATCCGGTCGCCGTTCGGTCCCGCCGCGGCCACCTCCCCCGTTGAGACGTACCCGGGCCAGCTCGGTCAGCGTCGCCCCGAGGGCTACGGCCGTAACACGGCACAAAAGTTCATGGTGTCGGTCTATGTGACCGCCGAGCCGAACCTCGACGCCGTCGTCGCCACCTGATGACGTCAATTAAGGATGTGCTGGCGGCCGCGAAGGACCCGGCGAAACGCCGGACCGCGGTCGCCAGCATCCTGCTCGACGGCGAACTCGTCCTGCGCCATCAGGCCGCCGATGAGGCGTTTCGGGAGGCGATGGCCGAAACGCTCGATGAGATCAGCCGCCCCGACCATGTGAAGGTCCTCGAGGACGAGTTGCGGGCGGTCGAAGCGGAGATCGAAGCGGCGAAGGTCGACTTCAGGTTCCGGGCGGTCGGGTCCCGCGTCTGGTTCGACTTGTTGGCGGCGCATCCGCCGACCAAGGAACAGGTGAAGGCCCGCCCGAATCTGGACCACAACCCGGACACGTTCATGGCGGCGGTCATGGCCGAATCATGTGTCGACCCGGAGATGACGGTCGAAGACGCCACCGAACTGCTCGGCGAAGTTCATCCGTCGCAACGTGACGAACTGTGGGGCACCTGTGTCGGTTTGAATCGGGGTGATGCCGGCATCCCAAAATCGGCGGCGCTTGGGCTCGCTCGCCTTCTGAGCGGCGCATCCGACGGACCTGTCACACGCTCGGGGTCCCGCGGTCGGTCTTCCTCGGCCGGGTAGTTGGCCCGGGCGAGGCGGAATGGCTCCCCGAGGACCTGACAGCAGCGCTCGAATGGGAAGAGTATTCGAGTTCACTTTGCTCTGGTTGCGGGCATCCACGGTCCGAGTCGATGGCCGAGGAAATGGACGGCATGTTCGAAGCGGTCCCGTTGCAGTGCTTCGCGTGCGCCGCGACGGAAGCGGAGGCCCGTTCCGCTCAGGAACGGGTCAACGACGGCGGGCTCGGCAGGGGCGCGTTGGACGGCATCAAGTACGCGGCGGTGGAGGTGACGAGTGAGTAGAGACGTCAGCGTCACTCTGCGGGCGAACGTCGCCCAGTACATCTCGGCGATGCAGCAGGCCGCCACCGCGACGAGCGGGGTCGCCACCGCCGGGTCCGGCGTGAACATGCAGCAGCTCGGCGGCACGATGCAGAACGTCGGCCGGACGATGACCCGTTCGGTGACCTTGCCGATGGTGGCAATGGGCGGCGCCGCGGTGGCGATGTCGAACAAGTTCGACACGACGTTCACCCGGATGACGACCTTGGCTGGCATCGGTGCCGGCGAGATCGATGGTCTGCGAGAGTCGGTCCTCAATCTGTCTCGCTCTACCGGCCGGGGGCCGCAGGAGATCGCCGACGCCCTGTATGACGCTTCGTCGTCGGGTTTGGATGCCCGCCAGTCGATGGACGCTGTCACGGTTGCGGCCCGTGGCGCTGCGTCCGGGCTCGGGAACACCGGCGACATCATTTCGTTGATTTCGTCGGCGACGGCGTCCTATGGGGCGGCGAACATGAGCTCGGCGAAGGCGACCGACATCCTGCTTGGCACGATCCGTGCCGGTCGTGCTGACCCGGACGAACTCGCTGGTTCGCTGGGTCGAATCCTGCCGGTGGCGTCGTCGCTCGGCGTCCAGTTCGACGAGGTCGGTGGCATCACCGCCCGACTTTCGACCGTGTTCGGCGACACGGGCCGGACGGTCACGTCGATGTCGGGCATCTTGCAGAAGTTGTCGGCGCCGACGCAGGCCGGTCGTGACGCATTGCGTGACTACGGGTCGAGCTTCGAGGAGATTCGCCAGATCATCGAAGACGACGGGCTCATCGGAGCGTTCGAGCATCTGCGCGAGATCGGCTTGGGCGACGACCCGTTGGCGTTCCGCGCCCTGTTCGACGACGTGGAGGCCCGCCAGGGTGCTCAGGCGATCATCGACAACTTGAACGAAGTCCGTGCTTCGGTCGACGAAGTGCGTGGCTCCGCTGGGTCGCTGAACGAGGCGTTTGCTGCGGCCGAGGCGCTGCCAGGGTTCAAGATGTCGCAGGCGGTGGCCGAGGTCAAGGTGGCGCTCATCGAGTTCGGCGACGCTATTGGCCCGCTGGTCGCTGATGTTGCTGGCGCTGTCGCTCAGATCGTGTCGGCGTTTGCGGGCTTGCCGGGCGGGGTGCAGATGGCGATCGCGGGGGCGTTGGTGGCGTTGGGGCCGTTGACGACGATGGCCGGGACGATCGTGAAGAACGCCCAGTTGATCCGTGCGGCGTTGGGTCTTGGTGGGGCTACGGCCGCCGGCACTGCTGGCACCGCTGCTGGTGGCGGTGGGCTCCTTGGTCGTGCCGGTTCGATGTTGAGCAACTCGAAGGCGAACTGGGTCGGTCCCGCCGCGACGATGGGCACCCGGCTTGGTAGTGCTGCCAGGTGGGGCGCTCTCGGGTTGGGGGCCGAGATGCTGTGCTATTATAAACATCACACGATTGTTATCCAAACTGTCTTTAAAC